ACAATATTTAATCCATAAAAACAAATAAAAAATGGCAACACCAAATCCATTAACTAAAGTTTACGTAGGGGATGAAGCAGCTGGTTTTGTATCAGCATCACTTTTAAGTGGCGAAACTCTGGGTAAAGGTAATGTTACGGTTCTTCCGAACGTAGCATACCAAGTGAATTTAAAAAATTTAAACTTTGCAGATGGTTCAGTTGCAGACGCAACTTGTGATTTCACAGATGGTTCTGCAATCAGCTACAAAGAGCAAACAATTACTCCAAAAAGATTCCAACTACAAAAGGAACTTTGTAAAAATGACTGGCTTTCTACTTACGCTGGAGCGCAAATGACTGCTGGTGTAGATGGAACTATTCCAAGCACTTTCGCTGAATACCTTATTTCACACGCTGGAGCGTATGTAGGTCAGCAAGTAGAAACTGCAATCTGGTCTGGTACTGCTACTGGTGGTTCTTTTCAAGGTTTTGTATCTAAACTTGCTGCTGACACAGATGTAAATGACGCTACTGTAACAAGTGGAACTACTTCACTTTCTGCTGGTACTATCATTGCAGAGTTAGGTGCTTTAAGAGATGCTATTCCGTCTTCTGTTTACGGACACGAAGATTTATGTATCTACTTAGGTTCTAAAGCTATGCGTTACTACATTTCTGCGCAGTCTAACTTAGGCTACATGGACAAGTACCACGCTGGAGTAACTGATTCAAACTTTGAGGGTATCAAATTATGTTTGGCAAACGGAATGGCTGACAACACTATGGTAGCTGCTCGTAAATCAAATATGTTCTTTGCGACAGATTTGACATCTGACTTGACTGAGGTTAAGATTATTGATATGACTGAAACTGATGGTTCTGACAATGTACGTCTTGTTATGAAGTACAATGCTGGAGTAGGATATGCAAATGGTGGGGATATTGCTCTTTACCAAATATAGTAATTAATAATTTAGGTGGGAGGGTAAAACCTCTCACTTTTTAAAACCCTTTATAATATGGCTTGTCTAATAGCAAACGGAAGAGCGTTAGAATGCAAAGAATCAATCGGTGGTATTCGTAACGTATATTTCGCAAACAATGGGGCTGGTGGTTCATTAACTATTGACGCTGAGGGCGATTTAACTGGATTAGGTTCAAGTTCATCAGATGTTTACAAATACGAATTAATCCCACAAGGCTCTAGTTTTGACGAAGTGGTTACAGTATCCGAAGAAAATGGTACGGTATTCTACGAGCAGACTTTGACTTTATCGTTGCCAAACTTAACGAGCGTATCTTTAAAGGCTCTTAAGATTTTGGGTCAAGGTAGATTTCAAGTTTACATTGAAGATAATAACATTGACGAAACAACTGGGCAAGGTAAAGTTTATCTAGCTGGTGCTTTTAACGGTGTTACAGTAACTGGTGGAAATGTGGGTAGAGGTCAAGCGTTCGGAGATATGAACGGATACAACCTTACATTAACTGGTAGAGAGCAGAGAGCAGCACTATTGTGTACTGCTGGTACAACTGCTGGAGCGTTACAAGGGTTAACAAACCCACCAACAGTGAACGCATCTTAATACTATAATTCGATAATATTAAAGCCTCCACAATAGTGGGGGTTTTTTTATATAAAACAATTTGACCTATTTCCTATTTAATTATATAACATTTAAAAACAAAACAAATGCCTACAAACAATATCGTAAGACAAGGCTTTAAAGCAATAGACGTTACCAAGAGTGATTCAACTGATATTACAGGAGCAGACGCTAACAATCCAGCAGCTTTATACGTTGGTACTGGTGGCAATGTAGAGGTTATCACATTGAACGGAGAAACTGTTGTTTTCCACAACGTGCCTAATGGCACATTTATGCCTATCCAAGTTACAAGAGTAAAGGCTGCAAATTCTACGGCTGACGACATTATCGCATTATTCTAAATAACGGATTATGTTAAACATAATTCAAAATACAATAGGAGCAATCCGTAGGGTTGGAGAAAGCGTTGTAAGGGCTGGTCTAAAGATGTGGCTTCCGTTTACTAAGGCAGAGCCTTTGGGTGTAAATGTAGTAACTGATGGCAGTTTCAATGATACAAGTGAATGGATAAAAGAAAACGGTTGGGTTGTTTCTGGTGGTTTAGCTACTAGAACTGATGTAGATTCTTATACTGCATTACAACAAAACTGTCTTGTATCTGGAACAACTTACATTGTTACTATTGTAGTTGATTCGGTTACAAGTGGTAATATTTTTGGTATTAGATTAGGAACTAATTACATCTTACAAGGTGGTTTATCTGTTGGCACGCATACTGCAACTGGAACGGCTAATAGCAATGTATTATCTATCATGGGGAATCCAGACTTTGCTGGTACTATTTCATCAATTTCTATACAAGAATACGCACAAGAAACTCCAGACATATCTGGCAACGATAACAATGCTATTTTAAAGACTGGTAAGGCTTTAGTTTTTGCTGGTAACGATTCAGTAGAAACATCTTTTCCGTCAAGTAAAACAATCAAGACAATAGCGTTTTGGATTTACCCTACGCATTCTAATACTGGAGAAACTTTATTTTATTTTGGGGGTTCTAGCTTTGGTACTAGATTTTTACATTTAAGTCATTTAACACTTAAATCAGACTCTTTTAATAATACCAATTTTAATGTTTATATTGATGGTGTAGCTAGGGGAGAAACTAACATTGGGGGCAATAACCCAACTCTTGTTATTAATGAGTGGCAGAGAGTTGTTTTAACGTCTTCTACTGACTTTAATACAACGTTAAACACCCTTGATGTAGCATCCAAAGGTTTTGGCTCAGATGGTAGATTTAAAATGGCAGACCTACAAATCTATGGTACTGAATTTACAACCGATGATATTGCTTATGACTACGCAAACCCTCAAAAGTTAGTTACCGATAACGCAAGTTCAAACGTAACGCTTAACGATTTACACGCATGGTGGCACATGAGCGAGGGCGATGGAACTATTGCTTTTGATTCTTCTAGTGCTACTCGTTATGATGGACTAATTATTGGGGCTACGTATGAATCTGGTCAAGAGAGGATACCTCAGTTGGGAATGATGAACTGGAGTAAGGGGAGTAATTTAATTGAGTATAGCGAGGATTTAACTGAATGGAGTGAATTATCTAGTGCAGTAGTAAGTTTTGATAGTAGCATTGTAAACCCAGACGGTACGGTTGGATGCTATAAAGTTACTTTCGATGGAACATTTAGAGGTAGAATAGAGTACAATGTAGCAATAGACGGTATTGTTGTTGAATCTGTATATTTAAGAGTAGAAAGTGGAACACAAGCAGCAAAAATAGGAGGATCAAGTTCAAGTCTTGGAGATGTTACAGTAACAGACCAATGGCAAAGATTTTCACATAGTGCTACCTATACTGGAACAAGTACAAACCCAAGAGTAAGGTGTGATGATGCAGCAGTCATTTACGTTTGGGGTGTTCAGTATGAATCTGGAGCAAGTGCATCTGCCTACCGAAGAACAAACGGAACTGCCGTTACAGATGCAACACTTATCTCATGCGCAGCCGATTCACAGAAAGACATCTTAGGAAACGCAGTAAGGGTAAAAGGTAGTGGGTTCAATTTAGATGGTACTGGTTATGCAGAGGTGTTGGATGATAATGTTTTTGACATACCACAAGACGGAGCGTTTACTTTTATGGGTTGGTTGAAATTTAAGTTTGTGAGTACTGGTAGTGGGGTAAATGTTGTTTATGCTAACGGTGGTCTTTCTACTGATACTAATACCTTTTCAATTAACACAAATAATTCTAATAAAGTTATTGCTTATATTAGTGGTACTTTTACAGAAGCCTTAGACAGTTCGTTTGACAAAACTGACGGAGATTGGGTGTTCTTTGCAATAACAAGGAACGCTGGTAGTGATATTAAATTCTATTTGAATAAGGTAGATACAGACGGAGTAGAAAAGCCTATGTTGGCGAGAACTCGAAGTAATAACAATTCTTTGACAAACGCAAACGTTAAGTATATTGGCAGGGACTCTGGTACTACAAGATTTTATAAGGAAAGGATAGATGATTTAATTCTTTATAATACCGAATTGAGTTTAGACGATATTACACAAAACTATAACGCTACAAAGTCTGGACATAACAACTAAGAAAATGATAGGAAATATATACATTTGTTTAAACGAAGAAACTTACAACTCTGAATTGCCAGACTTGTTTTCACGTTACCGAAGAGCAGAGTTTGACGAGGAGGGTGCTTTGGTGCAACTCCTGCCGACAACCTACGCTGAAATGGGCGAAGATAACAAACGCCAGTATGGTCATGTTTTAACATTCACCAAAGACGGTGCAAACTTTTACATATTAGAATTTACTGCAAGTTGGTTGAGTGGAGAGGTTTCTTACTTGCTTGATTTAGGTCAAGGATTAGCATATCCAAACAACGCAGTATTGACATCTGATGAGGCAGTTCAATTAGTACAAGAAAACGCACAAGAATAATGTATATCTTTAGTGTAACAAGCGATGTTGATTACCCAGCAGAACTATACGTTCCGTTGGACTATGACGTTGTAAGCCGTTCAAATTACTTTTTACTTAATACTACTAACTTACAGACTAACGTAAGTAGAAGCGTTGTATTAACAAAGGATTATTATAACGCAAGAAGCACTAAATTTAGCTTTACCTTTTACGCTGAGGATAATGTAGCAGAGGATAGAGTAGTATATCAAGAAACATCGTTTTTCAGTTATGACATTTACGAGCAAACGAGCGATACAAATACAGACATCACAGATGATTCTGTTATAGCAAAGAGAGAAACTGGAAAGTTTTGGGTTGGTGGCGATAGTAAAGTTACCTACGTTAAACAAGCAGAGGCAAACCCAACTAATTCCGTATATCTAAAAATATGAGTTTAAGAATAGTAAATTTAGCAGCAGAGAAATCTCCAAAAGCAAAGGAATCAGCATCGAAAGA